CGTAACTGCATTGGCCGTTGTCGGCGTGCCCAATGTCGTAATAACATCAGCAGTTTGAGGACTCCCGTAATCTGTCACCGCGTTCGCGGTCGTGTGCGCGCCGAATCCGGTAATAGCCGCCGCCGTGGTCGGGCTTCCCAACCCAGACAACACCGTGGCAACCGTATTGGCAACCCCTGTCACCGCCGAGCCGATAGTTCCCGAGATGAGCTTCTTGTTTCCGTCGGTAAATACCGGCAGGCTGGCAGTCAAGCCTTGTATCGTTGCATCGTTTTGAAAAATAAAATTACCAGCCGGAAAAGTTCCTGCCTGAACGATGGATGCCGGAATATTGGTTAATGTTCCGCCATCCAATAACGCCCAATAATTATATGTGCCGTCAGTGTATAATACTCGTCCATTTATTGCCGGATTCTTTGTCAAATCAGAACTTCGTTTTGATCTGTCAAAATCAGCCGCCGAAATTAAACTCGCACTCACCAACGATACCAACGCTAACATTACTGCTTTTTTCATTTTGCTTTTCTCCTTTGTTTTTTGTTTTCTAATATTGATAAAACTCACTTAAAGACTTTTCTAATCCACATCTTGGGCATTTTTTCATCATAATGGTTGTCCTGCTGGATACATAGGCGAAGCAGAGGCTTGCCGTCCCGTATTAGGTTTAACCGTGGTGCGATTAGCAACCGATCTTTGTGGGTTGCGAATATTTTGTTCAGACACAAGTCCCCCTGGTTCGCCTACGTTAGTTGCTGGCAACATACCCGTCATCTCCATTTCACCACTTGGTCGCGGAAGTATTCTATCTACATTGGGTATATCAGATATATCTAAAATCTGTTTCAAAAGTTCATATTGCCCCATAGGAGGTATCATTGCATTTTGATTAAGAAATGGATAGAGACTGAGCAACCTTTGAAACACAGATTCTTTGTTGGCCATATATCTGGTTCCATTTGTATGGACAATATAATCCCCCGTCAACGCCT